CATCTAGACGGTCCATGAGTCTAAATACGGACTCCTGAATTTGAACCATATTCTCTATTGTATTTTCTGCAGTTGCATAAAAATAATACAAGATTTGCTCAGCTTTTATATGTGGAAAATCTTTACGATTCATCTTAACTAATCTATCCCATGTACCCATCACACCACCTGCTGGAAATGAGCCAGTGAGGTCATCTAGTATTGATGGTGTTGATGGAAAAATTGGTACTTCAATATTGGTCAGTAATGGTATCTTATCTTCAAGATATTTATTAATCCATAGCACTGGTGTATTTAAAAGTGAGTCATTTGCCATTATCTAATACCTGCATTCGCTATCCATCTATAACCAACTTGTAGACCTTTTGATCTTCCCATTGATTTTCCTGCTGCTAGATTTTGCTTATAAACTTGTGGATTACTTAAGTGTTCATAGATACCGCTTGTTTTTAAAAATGCTTGAGTAAAGTATCTGCTAAAAAATGTGTTTACAACTTTTTCAAAAGAGCCTGTTGTTAATGTGCCACCAGGTGATTCTACTACAACCTCGCCTTTAGTAAAGATTGTTTCTCCACCATCTTCAAAAACCAGCACGTTTGATCTTGTTGGTCTAATGGTTACTGGAGTTCCTTCTTCCATAATTTTAGCCTTGTTATAAAAAGGTACCGATGAGCCATCTTTAATTGATGTTGATTGCTTCAGACTGGACACAAACGAAAGGCCAAGGTTGCTTATTGTATAGTTTATGTTATATAGACGTGCATCAGGACTTCCCACTTTAGACCATTCATATATATGGTGTAGTGCTTTTGGATTTACCCTGGCATTTGAGTCAATATATTCTTCTAGTAATTCTTTAGTCATTATTCCTACATTATTCAAAAACTTTGTTTTTCCTGCTTTTATACCGTCTAAAAATCCAACTGAGTAATCTATAATGTTTTTCATTTCTTTTTTAAAAATAGCATCATTCATTATAACTTTCATTATAGGTCACTTGCCTGATTCTCTGATCTTCTTAAGACAACCTTGTAGTACTCAACATTTCCAAATGGACCGACTATTGGCTCGCTTGAAGCTACTTCATAAAGTGTAGACATTCCATCTCGTGATCCAGAAGTCTCCATGTATATGTTATCCTGCAGCCTTGTTCTAATGTTTGTTAGTATAATGTTTGTAATGGAGCTTCTTGAATTATTAGAAGATATTCTAAGATCAGTCTTTGTTCTACCAAGCAAAATATTTTCTTTGCTTATATTTACATTTGGTTTTACTTCTTCTGAAGCAGCCTGACCAGTAGGGGAAAGATTACAGGCTATAGATCTGTCAAGAACCCATTGCTTTTTTAAATTACCGTAAGCTCCTTGATCAACTATTGGGTAGTATATGTCTGCAAGCATTGGATACATAAAGTCTGTTGTTTCGCATTGCATTAAAGAATACCAATTCTTGTAATACTCTTCTTATATTTATCAAGTATCTTGTCAACTAGCATGTTTCCAGTACCGTCTAAAACTGTCTTATCAAATTGAATTCTGAACTGATCTGTGTTGTAAGAAGTTACATATCTCTTATAGTAATCTATCTTGCCACACTTAACATCTTCAATAAGCATAAGCGTTGCTTCATAAATATCATGTGGAATAACCTTGTACCCTGTTTCAAGCAAGAATAGGTAATCCCAACCTTCTGGGAATGCTACACCTGCGCCAAATGTATATGCGTTTTCACTATAATCTGTATCATAAACATTAAAAGAATCTGATGGTGCAACGTGAAGATTTACACCCTTTTTCTCAGATCTATTTTCAATTAGTGCTGATGTTGTTGCATTTTTGATAATAGCAGTTTTGTCTTTTGATAGTGCATATGACCATTCACCAAGAACAGGGTTTGTTAGGCTTGCATCATATACAAGTGATGAGTTTTCATATGCTTTTAATATTTTATAAACTCTATCCCAAATAGGAATATAATCTGTTGCTTGTCCAGTAGTGTCAAACCATTCTATTTTATAATAAAATCCACCAGTTACTGAATCAATAATTGCTCTTGCAATTCTTTCATATTGGGCATACTCTGCTATTTCTGATGCAGTAGTTCCAAGCTTTTGAGGATTAACGTAAGGTCTTTTAATTTCTAGGTTATCTTCAACCACTATTGAGTCTTGCTCTTTAACTTGCTGATAAATAACTATGTAGTAACTATCGTCATATTTAGTAAAGTCTTCAGCAACCTCTATAGCAATCTTTGAACTTGCAGAAGATTGTACCTGATATTCTGCAAGAATATCGTTTCTATCTTTATCCTTAATTTCTACAAAATGTGTCTTGTTTGGCTCTGCAACGGTATACGTAACAAGAATAGGGTATGGTGGGACTCTTAAAGCTTCCATGGGTTATTTACCGTATGCTCTCTTCACTTCTTCTGGTGTAGCTGAACGAACAGACTTTTTGGTTATCCATTTTTCAGCATCCTTTGTAGTGACTATGTTATACCCCTTTACAAGGGCTCCTACACCATTCCAAGTTATATTGCGTAATGAGTATACGGCAGTCTTCTCTTCTGGTGCTTTTGTATTAACTGTTACTTCTTTAGTTTCTCTTGGCACAAAGCTAAAAATTACTTCTAATATGTCTCTTTTTGTACTTACCCCGAATAGGTCAATATTATTTTTCTTTGCATATGATCTTAGCTCAAACACAGTTTTATTGTTTAATTCATCTATTAATGACATCGTGACCTCCACTGCTATTATATCAGAATATGACTAAGAGGGACAGATTTTACTCTGCCCCCCTTAATCTATTGCTAAGTATTAATTAGGAGTTTGCTGCTGCATCTGCATAAGCAACTGCATCAAGCTCTTCCCATTGGATACCAAAGCGTACGAATACTGTGTATTCAATTGTGTCCTTCTTTGGCTGGTATGTACGGTTTACAGTGATATCACGCTGGAATCCCCATACACGGTTTGAAGGGAATGTAAGATCTACATAGCCTGCTGGGTAGTAAGGTACTTCCATGACGTCAATTCCGAGAACACGTGTTGTACGTGCTCCACCGAATGTCTGTGCTGCGCCATCAAGGTAAGCCTGACGATTTGCCTCTGTGCCTGGACCCTTGTTAACAAAGGCTTCAGCGATTGCATCTGCAAGTGTACCGTTATTCTTAACGATTCCCTGGAATGCATCTGTACCTGCGTAGAACTTAAGGTTGTTCTTGATTGCACGGTACTTACGTGGCATTGCCAAGATAATGTCCTGCATTACTGCAGTTGTCCACTCATCGTTAGTAACTGTAACTGCAGACTCATGTGCATCAGAGTTATCTCCTGCTAGGGAAACGAATCCTTCCATAATGTTTAGGAATGCGTCTCCGCCTGCTCCTGTACCATTAATTGCAAGATCTTCAATATCGTTAGCAAAAGCATTGGTCATCAAGCGAACTAGATGATCTTCCAATGCTGCTCCTTCAATATTGTCTTCAAGTGCTTCTGTTGAAACTTCCCAGTCAAGACGAATCTTCTTGGTTGTAAGTTCTACCTTAGAGAATGTTGCACCTGCATTTGTAAATGTAGGTTGTGCCTGTGCTGCTGCACGGATGACACGCTCTCCAACGTTAACCTTCTCAAGTTCCATTGTATTAGCTCTCATTGTAACTCTACGGCCATCCTTGGCTAGTACAGTTGCATCCCATACGTAATCAATAAAGCGACGAGCCTGCTCTGGTGCTAGAATACCACCTGGTGTACCAGTTGGGTTTACTGCGTTTGGTCCAGTAGTTAGTCCATAGTTTGCTGTGGCAATGTTACCAAGCGAAGCTGCTGGAGAAAGATTTCCATCTGGTCCTTGTGCTGTTGCACCGCCGATGCCGCCTGAAACTGCAACGCCATCACCTGTTGGATGATTAAAAGACTTCTGGATCTCTGTATTATTTTGTTCTGACATATTGTTCACCTCCTAGTGATTTTGTTTTAGTTAAATAGGTCGGAATTTGTGAGGAAACGTCCGCCCCATAGGGATTTCTGAATCACTTTTGGTGATTCCTGTACAATCTCGCCGAGATCGCCAGACTTGCGGAAAGCTGTATCTGCAACTACGGCATCAACTGTCTTTCCAAACTCATTAAAGCTTCCCTTAACTTCCTTAACCTCAGCGGTTACGGACTCAAGAGATTTTGTGATTGCATCAACATTAGACTGCATAGTCTTTACTGTTGCTGCTAGATCGCTCAAGGCATTAGTTACAGAGCTCTGAATATCAGAAACTGCTTTTGCAACTTCTGCTGTTGCTGACGCAACCTCAACAATTGCTTCATCAGCCTTCTCTGTTACTTCTTCAATAGAAGGAGCACTAACCTCTTCAACTGCAACATCTGACTTTTCAGTTACAGCCTCTGCTGCAACCTCTGGTGTTTCTGCTACAATCTCTGCTGGAGCCTCTGGAGCAACCTCAACTTTTTCAACTTCTGGAGTTGCTTCTGCAACTACATCTGCGTTTTCTGTCATAGGATTATCCTCCTTTGCTATCTTAATTGTTCTAATGCCTTTTGCACTATCAACTAAGAACTTTATCATTGTGGTTTTTTCTGAATCACTTTTTTCAACAAATCCAATATTTTTCATTTCTTCTCCAGAGACTGGGCTAAGCTCTGTTTCGTTTTGAGAAACTGTAACAATGCCAGACTCTGAATCCCAAAATACATTTTCAACAACAGTGTTTGCTGATGAACCAGTTAGTGTATCTACACCGTCAACTTTTTCAACTGACATAATATTTGCAAACTGATTTGCAGGGGAATCAACAAGACTCAACTCTATCAAATCATATTCCTTAATAACTCTAATTGTCTTATCTGATTTTTCATCATAAGCATCGTCCCACTTATTCATTCTTCCGCCAATTGAAAAACCAGTGTAGGTTCCATCTAGAACTTTTTCCCATGCATCTTGTGCACCCTTAGAAATGTATGCTGAAACAA